CTGTAGTCTCTAACGGCCTGAAATATCTTGGAGGCAGTCTCGTCAAGGCTCCACCGCCCATATATAATGTTATCAACGTACCAACCATCAGGACTAACTTTAACAATAGAGATTGCTGTTTCATCGAGCTTAGTATTCTTTGTCCGTTTCTTGTTTACTTCTTCAAAGCCAGCCAAGTCAACAGCTATGTAATAATCACCTGCTTCTGGTTCCTCTCCAAACTGCACCCAGTCTTCTTTAAACATCTCAGAGCCTCTGGCTTCAAACGACGCCATAAACTCCTGGCGAAACGCATAAGACGACATAGACTTTTTAGCCATGTCAATTTCTTCTGAGTCCAGCAAAGGGTTATCGTAAGACGTAAAGTGCCACCCTTTGTACGTTTCGTCTGACCCTAGCTCTGCGTACTTGTACAATTCGTAAAAATGGTTTCTGCCCATAGGCGTACCTATAAACATTGCCTGCCCTTTCTGGTCTGCAAGTGCTGGACGGAGGATTTGCTCCCATACCTCAGGCTTCATGTCTGCGTACTCGTCCATCACAAGAAACTTCAAGGACACGCCACGCATTGTCTCAGGTCTATCAGCGCCCTTGAGACTAATCGTGGCTCCGTTGACCAACCTGATCTGCAGATTATTAATATGTGATCCTGCAATCACAGGGTGTCCTAGCTCTAGCAGGGTTTGCCACATAATGTCACGGGCTTGTCCCTGCGTAGGCGCAACGTAAAAAACTTGACCTTTATCGGTCTGGAGCGCATTAATAATGAGCATCCATGCAGCAAGACGAGACTTCCCTGTTCGTCGCCCTGCCGCTACTACTTTGAACCGTGTAGGATCAGAGTAGACTTCCTGCTGCCAAGGCAACAGTTGTACATTGAGATCAGTCACAGGTTACAGTCGTTCCGCCTGCTCCGTCGCTGGTTACTGAACAAATTACATTAGGCACGTTAGCCATGATGTTTTGGATAGACGCTGTGTAATCAGACCAAACAGAGCTGTACAAAGAGTTGTTGCTCGCATTTGTTTCTACTAAAGCATCAAAGCCCGCAGTGCCTAGAGTCACGTTAGATTCAAACCCAGCAGTGCCTAGCGTTACAGCACCGTTAATTCCTGCCGTGCCTAGATCAACCATGCCGTTAACAAAGGGCGTGTAGTCTACGTTACCCATAGCGGTAAAGCCCGCGCTAGAAATATCAGCAAAGCTTCCGTACAGTGCCTGCTCAGTTTGTGCGTCAGCAGTCACCCTAGCAATATCAACCTTGCTATTGTAACGAGCCATAGTCTTAGCCGAGTCTGACTGCATCCACATCATGCCAAGAGAAGTCACAGGAGACGCTAATACAGACGCCCATTGAATAGCCTCAGACTGCTGTGGAAGCGGTTGAGCGTTAGGAGTGCTTGTAAGCGCCAAAGCCATTACAGCAGCACTAGCAGCCTGTCCGTCGCCACTAGATGCAATCTTAGACAAAGCCTCAAACTTAGCTTGTACTGCTCTTGCGTTAGCCTCCGCAGTCTTTTGTACTGCATCGTAGTACTGAGAAGTGCTTGATGCACACCCTGTTAAAAATACAAGTACCGCTAATAAAGCTAGTCTCATGTTAACTCCCGTTAAAGTTTACAAAGGTTGGGGCTTGCTCTATTAAGTCAAACGTTACAACAAACTCCATGTCTCCTGCTGATGTTGTGTACGCCTTGATAGCGTCACCCGCTTGAAGAACAAACACTGCGTTACCGTCAATTAACAAAAAGTCTTTAGCTGATACGTTACCACCGCCTAAAATATCTACACGGGTTCCGTCAGCTTTGTCTACGTAGATTCCAGCACCGTTAGTAGAGCCACCTAGATTACTAATAAAGAGCATATTCCAGTACGCTACGTAACCATTAGGAACAGTAACCATAGTGGCTACATCTGTAGTTGTAACGTTAGTATTTCTTGTGTACAACATAGTTAGTAAGTCCACACTACGGGTGCAGTGCCCCGAGTATCTAGGTGAATAAAAGTACCAGCGATCCCTATGCCAGTAAAACCGTGATCTAAGGCTGCTTTTATTAACGAATACCGATGAGCAGAATTAGTCATCTTAATATCTGCTGCTATGCCTTGCGCGTGAGTCCCCGGAATCTCTTTTACCGCCTCTAACGGGTGACTAGGGCTTCTGTATCCGCTGGTAATAACAAAAGGAAAGCCGCAGTAGTCTCTGAGGTTGTCTAACTTTTCTAAAAACTCAGGTTCCATGCGGTTTTCACCTGTGTGCGTACAGTCAAACTCTGACAATTTGAAGTGTCTCACCCCTTCAGAAACTTCCCAAACATACTACGGGCTTGTGACAAAGAGGTGCGCTCGTCGTACTGCTTCTCTGCTTCTTCCATAATCTTCTGGAGATTGTCTGCTCCGATTACTTCTACGGCCTTAGCAGTAAACACAAACTCACCATCAGACAGCTTAGCGTCAATAGAGTCTGAAGTGCCTGTGCCTTCTCCTTCTACTTCACCGCCTTCCTCGTAACTTTCAACATAGCCGCCCATGGCAAAGCCTTCAGGAGTATAGTTTTCTTCCCAGTACTTTTTATACCTGTTTATGGCTTGGTTATAGATCCGCCCGTTCATGGCTTTATCTTTAGACCACTTATCAATATATCCTTTTTGTTCATCTGTTGCTTTGCCTTGAACTTCGTTAGCAATGGTATCTTTAACTTCTTGCTCACTAATTCCTGCCGATCTTCCTAGCTGATAAGTGTTTTCGCCGCTCCAGTTAAAATTCGCTGGCATTATGCTTCTCCTTTCTTAGTGGATTTCTTTTTTGGCTTGGCTTCGTTTAGTGTTTTAGCGGCCCTAGCCACATCGTTTAAGTACGAGCGCTCACAGTGATTCTCGTCAAACGCAAAATCAATAAAGGAATTAAGCCAGCCCCAAGCCTTGTGTTTATTCTTAAGCCTGTGGCTTCTCCCTGATACAGATTCGTTAGCGTTGTCTCCAAAAAGAATAGCTACGTTAATAAGTTGACTGGTAGCGTCACCTACTCTAGTTACGTAACCTAGCACCTCTGCTAGAACCTCATCTAGTTTATCCTGTGACATCCACTGCCTCTCCATCAATTTCCTCTCCCGGTTGAGAGCCATCAGTAATAGTCGTGCTTCCAACCCCAGTGATATTAATCTGTATCGCACTTCTTCCGGCATCTTTAATGATGTCCTTTTCAAATGCAGCAACAGGAAGAATACGATCCATTACCAGCTTCCATGCAGCTGCCTGATTCTTGTGATCATGGTCTAAAGCCGCCTCAAATATAGTATCCAGCACCTTTTTAGAGCGTGGAGAAGCCAGCATTCTGGACTTATACTCGTTAATAATCGCTGCATCGCCCTTTGGTCGCCCTACTTTACCTCTGCCTTTAGGGGAATTAGCTGCTAGATCTGTTTTTTTGGGCCTTCCGGACTTCTGGGTCCGGGGTTCTACTGGATTATCCATGCTTTCCCAACATAATGATTGAGTAACCATTAGATTCCCCTACTTCTTCTGGGGTTTCTTTAGGATCATAAGGCGTCTGAAAGCCCTCTTTCTGCATCTTTTTAATCCGATCCTTGGATTTCTCGCACATTGAATGGTAATCAATAGACGTATACGACACCGTATGGTCTTTGTCTTTCATTTCGATAGATCCCTAAAATTTTAAAAGGGCCATTAAGCCCTCCGACCCCCCCTATCCTATAGATAAATCCACTGGATTTCAAATAATCTTTTGATATTACTTTTTCTTCTAACACAATGCACGCTTTAGATAGATATTTCAAGGACTAATCTATCCTTTTCTTTTTTCTAATTTCACCCTTTTTTGTATCTGGGGGGCAACTCCATACATTCAACATCGCAGTCCCCCCTCCCCCCGTGTCAATTGTCCCACCGTTAATCCTGATGGTTAATAAGACTCTTGAGTAGCCGAGTACATTGATACAGGTAGACCCTATTGGTATCACGGTATACCACACAGGTGGTTGTAGATGAGTCAGTGTGAGAGTCTAGGAAGGACCCTATATCGTCAAAACCAGGGTCAAAATCTGTCATCCGAATCTGCCTCTCCACCATTACGCGAGTTGCCACTCAAGGCTCTGTCGCGTGTGCGGATTGCCTTTGCAAAGCGGCGACAAGTCGCGCTTTTGTCCGCAAAGACAACCGAAGTAGATCGGCTCGATAACCCTAGCTATTGCGACAGATCTCGCGTAAAGGTGGGCAGATTCTGATCCGAGCAAGTCCTCGCAATGTAGCGTGATCTTTGTCCCCGCCGAATGCCTATCAGATTTCACTACACACCCGGCGAAATCTGATGATGGCTATTTATTTCAGCGGGGACAAATCTCCGCGCTCCAAAGCTACCATCGGCATATCGGGAGCGCAGTCTGCGTCAAGCGGCGGCCTTCGGCAAAATTTGCCAGCGATACTTCCGCTGGGAAAATTTTGTCCAAACCCCGCGAGCTTGACCCAACCTGCTTAGAAGCGGCCGCGCAAGCGCGGGTCGCTTCCTCCCGATGTTGGGAACGGTGTTCCGCAAGGAGCATTCAATCTTTCTTTTCACTAAGGAGTGAATTATGAGTAAGCGTACTTTGGCACAGCAGTTTGATTCTGAGATCGTAGATTTTTCTTGCAACCAGATGATCCGAGAGGGTCGATTCCTTCAGGGCAGTCTGGTTCTAGAGTTCTCTGACGGATCGAAGGCTAGGATCCCTGCCAGTGGTTTCTACAACCAGAATCCTGGGACTTGGGAGAATGGCACTCCGAAGTATCCGGTTTGCGGCAAGATGGATCACTGGAAGATCCAGCGTCAGATCGAGTATCGGGATAAACTGCAAGGTGAGAGCTTGTACGATAATCCGCACCTAATCGAGAAGTATCGTAAGGAAGCGGATTTTGCTAACCGAGATGCAGTGCACGCTGACACTAGACCGGACGAGCGTTCTGAGGCCGAGCATGACGAGAAGGTCAGAGCCAAACGTCAGCCTCGCAAGGCTAAGGTAGCTTAAATACCATCAAGGGGCCTTCGGGTCCCTTTTTTTATTGCTACTCTCTATTCATTTTGCCGGGTTGTTTTAGCTGGAGGGTTTTATTTGGTTTATTTCGGCATCAATGGACGATGGCATGATAGCGCGGGACGACGCTCGATGGCGATTTGGCGATTTGGTTGTTGAGATTTGACGCGGACGCTTTGATCCCACGGCGCGCCATTATACCCGCTGGACAGCGCGGGTGAGCGCGCGCGTGTGATGCCTCAAAGCATCCGCAAAATCAATTGTTAATAAGGAGTTAGTTATGGTTACGTCAGATACATATCAAATTATTGACGCTGCTGGATGGCGTTTAGCAGAGGTGACATTTAATCGAGCTATTGATGAAGGGTTGCGTCCTATTTACTTGCAAGACATTTGCGAGTCGATGGGTGCGTATGGATATCATCACACAGTTGCAATCAAAGAGTCCGAGCTATCTGAGCTTGGTCAATTAATCGCTGACTAAGGAGGAGGCACGTAATGGGACTTGATCAGTATGCGTTTAGCGCACCAGAGCCGTTGACTGTCGAGAAGAACGATGACGGTCAGTTTGAAATCAAAGGTGCTCATGGCGAGGAGTTTTACTGGCGAAAGCACGCAAAGCTTCAGTCATTTTTTGAAAACCAAATCGAAAGAGGGTACTTAACGCCTTTGATTGATGGCACTTTCAATTGCAATCCAGTGAAGTTGACGATGGACACTATCACTGCGCTGGAAGTAATGGTGACTACTAAATCAATGCCTAAATCTGGCGGCGGTTTTTTCTATGGGCATCAATTCCAGGCCGAGTCTGCTAACGAATACTACGAACAAGACTTGAAGTTTTGTGAGTGGGCAAAGCAAACAATCAAGGAGGGCGACCACGTTTACTACGATTGTTGGTGGTAATGTTTGCATAAGTTTGCAAAGGTTGGTAAAGTTTGTCAAAGGTTGCGGGGTAACTCGCAGCCTATTTTCAATCACAAGGAGTAAGTTATGAGCAAGTACAAAAGAATAGTTGACCTGGTGCTGTCTGCTATGGATGACGATGTGACATGGCGCAAGACATGGCAATCACAATCTGGCCCGCATTGCAACTGGCTTAGCAAGCGTCCTTATAGTGGCGTCAACCAGATCAGCACCATGATTTCAGCGTGGGCTAATAAGTACAAAAGCAATTACTGGCTGACGTACAAGCAGGTGCAGGATCTTGGCGGCAATGTCAAAGGACAGAAAGCCACGCCTGCTGTTTTCTATGGTAGCAATAAAGACAAGGACGATCCTGAAAAGCTCTACAAGTTTGCCAAGCTGTACAACGTA